CCTCGGGGGGGTCTAGAGATGTAGCGATACATTTCTCTGAATCAAGGGCTCCTTTGCCCTTGGAAACCATTTGCTGTGCAAGATTTCTTTTTGAAATCTAGTTTCTACACTATGGAGGTGTACATACATGTCAACAGGCCTTCGAACGCGAACGAGGACTACCCGCCATCCTTGGCAAGGTAGAACCCAGATTCCAACCGGCAGACTTACTCTGCACGATACCATAGGCCAGGATCCAGGTGTCTTTAAAGACAAGGATCTTGGTACTTATGGTGTTTATGAGTTGGGATCGCCCTACTTCTCTCGTATTGAGACCTGCGAGGATCAACTCCACGCAGGACCTCCTTACTTAGAAGGTGGGCCGTTCACTTCTATAAAGATAGATTCAGGCCTTCCCTCGGGAGCCATTGGACAGGGTAAGTTTCATTCGGGCACACGAGAACTCTCCATTTGGGGAGTTGGACGTGGCCCGTATACTTACACAGGTGGGTTTGCAAACCCCATCTTTCCACCATACGCTGACGGCTTTACAATGACTAATCAAAGTCAAGTTGCCGGCGCTATGTATGGATTACTGCCCAATGCCGCTGATATGTGGGGTTCTGATGCTTGGTCTAAAACCAAGCCTCACCTTGAGAAAGCCGGACTCGGTCTTGCTATCAAAGAGGCTCGAGACATCCCTAGGATGTTATCGAAATCAGCTGGAATTTTCAACGAAGGTTGGAAACTCTTGACTGGCTCTGTGAAGCAAGGTGTCCGCATGACCCCTAAAAAGGTCGGCGACCACTTTCTCAACCATCAATTTGGATGGGTTCCGTTCGTAAGTGACGTCGAAAAGGCGATCACCATTGCTCAAAATTCACGCGAGATTATCGCTAAGATATCTCGCGAGAATGGTAAGAGCATACGACGGAAACGAACCCTAGTAACGGATAGTAGTCAATTTCTCGCCCGCAAAGACGGCGGCTGGTTCATGGAACCAGCCGGTGATCTTATTGGTGGATTAATTGGCGACGGAGAGGCCTTTAGAGAACTGTGGGTCCAACAGGACGTCACAGTTACCTCTTCTGGTTCTTTCCGATACTATCGTCCGGAGTTTGACCTAGGAGATTCCCATTATTGGGACTCTCTAAACCAAATGAAGCGTCAATTGACGATTCATGGGGCTAGGATCAATCCTTCGTTCGTTTACAATGCTACACCCTGGACGTGGCTCATCAATTGGTTCTCAAACGCCGGTGATCATGTTGATACACTGACGGATTGGGGATCAGATGGGCTCGCGGCCAAGTATTTGTATGTCATGGCGCATACGAAGACCACGGTAAAATTTAAACAATTTTGCCCGTGGAAATCAGGCCCAGCACGTTATGAATTACATCGATTAATCGATATAAAACAGCGTGTGAATGCAAATACTCCATATGGTTTCAGCCTGTCGTGGGGTGATTTAACCGCACGACAATTAGCTATTCTCGGGGCGCTAGGTCTGTCTAGGAAGGGTTGACAAAGCTGTCAATCAACTTTTCACAGATTCTAGTCCGAGAATAAATCTACCTGTTACCTTAGACACGTTTGTGCGCCTGAGTAACGCATGGACCGTAATGGGATTAACACTCCAAAACTTTGGAGGCTAACCACTGGAAAACTATGGTTACCTCCGCGAGGAGATAATCATATGTTTACCGATCCACAATCAGTAACTGTCAACGCGGTCGCAAAATCAATGCCTCGAGTAGAGTCAGACGGTAAAAAGTCTGTCTACCGAAGCGCTGATGGAAATTTCACTATGACAATTTCTCATCAGGCCGTAGCCGGGGGACGAATTCGTTCCATGGCACGGATTGATCAGCGCGCGGTCGTAGCCGATCCGCTAACAGCGGTTAACGACTACGAGACGCTTTCCTTCTATTTCGTGATTGATAGGCCCGATGTGGGCTTTTCTTCCACGGAAGTTGGATACCTCGTTACCGGGTTAGAAACCTGGTTTGACAGCACGGTCGTCGGCAAACTCTTTGGACTCGAGTCTTAGACTCGTGTCCTAATGGAGTTTCCGGCTGTATATCCGTGGTCGGTGGCCCCCATTCGAACTTCTACACCGCAACTAGTTTGGACATGACGTCCATGCTAGTTAGCTGTAGTCTAGTACAATGGGATTTGTCACCATTAACTGAATGCTCCTCGTATTATTACGAGGAGATAGGTAGACCGACGTGGCTTGAAGTTTAGCTCCCTTTTAAGGAGGCAGACTTGAAAAGCAACGTAAGTAGCTATCTAGAGTTGATGGAAACCGTCTATAAAGACGCTTCCATCAAGTGTACCGCTAATGTCTCTGATTTACGTGACCTAGAAGTAATTAGATCACGTGTCGAAAATGAAGGTATATCGTTTTTAACGATTACTCTTCCCCAATTTTGTAAAGACTTCGAAAGAAGTCTCGAAATTGGATTTGTTGACTCAACATTATTCGCAGGTTTTGCGAAGAATGGATCAATCCCTGCATTTCTGCAAGGTATGATCAGTCATATTTTCGACAAAGAGACAGGAAGGATTTTCGATGAAAAACATCCCTTTAATTCTGGGTCTTTTGACCCCGAAGTTGGAATGGTTTCAGGCGATATTTCTACTATCGTTGAGTCTGTACGGCAAGTATGCCTTACATTCAAGAAAGTGGAAATTGAGTGCACCCCCGAAAGGGTGTCCTCTGCGCTTGAAAACTTCGCCGAAGTTGAGCGCCTCTTTGAGGTGTCTTCTATCCCAGATTCAGACCAAGCCAAGTTTTTGGCTGTTTCTGATGTGCTGTGGCATAATTTGGTTAGCTCTTGTGAGCTTACCGAATGTACACCTAAGCATGGTCCGGGAGCTACTGCCGAACATATTTCCGGAAACGGTAAATACGTTTGGCGTAGGTGGCACGATCGTCTCGAGCCTTATTTCCATCTTATCGGTGACGGTTATCCTATCGGATTACCCCCCGAGTCAGATGAGCTCGAAGTTACAACGATTATACCACGGAATCAAGAGCAACCCGTCAGGGTTACTCCGGTTCCGAAGACACTCAAGGGTCCCCGAATCATCGCAATAGAGCCTTGTTGCCAACAATATGCGCAACAAGGGATCCGAGATTTGCTTTATCGCAAAATCGAATCCTATTGGTTAACACGTGGTCACATAAATTTCAGTGATCAGTCGGTTAATCAGAAGCTCGCGATGAGTTCGTCTTCTACTGGTCAATTAGCAACGATTGATCTTTCAGATGCCAGTGATAGAGTTCCTCTGTCACTTGCTCTGGAGATGTTTCGCTCTAACCCTGATTTTCAGGGCGCGATTGAAGCATGTAGAACGAACAATGCAGAACTTCCGGATGGATCAATTATTGGTCCACTCCGGAAATTTGCATCAATGGGTAGTGCTCTCTGTTTCCCCGTGGAAGCCATGTATTTCTACACAGTCTGTGTAGTGGCTCTCCTGGAGATCCAGAACCTTCCTGTAAGTCCACGAAACGTTTTCAACGTTTCGAGAGGGCTTTACGTATACGGGGACGACATAGTCGTACCTGCAACGTATGCGGTATCTGTTCTCGACCACCTACAGAAATACTATTGTAAGGTGAATCATGCGAAGACCTTCTATCGCGGAAGCTTTAGAGAGTCTTGTGGCATAGACGCATTTGACGGGTATGAGGTTACACCTACATACATACGTCAAGAGTGTCCTGAGAACAGGCAGCAAGCTGATCGACTAATTTCTTGGACCGCTACGGCAAATTCCTTTTATCTAAAAGGTTATTGGCGTACGGCGCTGTTCATGTTTAAAAAACTAGAACGAATACTTGGGAATCTTCCCTATGTATCAAGAAACAGTCCAGCTCTTGGCCGTATCTCGTTCTTGGGCTTTCGTTCCGCTGAAAGGTGGAACGATGGTTTACAACGCCTCGAAATTAAGGCGTTTGTACCAAGTCCAGTTTACCGAAAGGATAAACTGAGTGGATACGGTGCGCTGTCGAAGTATTTTGCTAGTTCGGTCGTTCCAAAAGAGCGACCGGTGCAAGCAGATGCTCGACCTAGATGGACGTCTATCGCGGTGGGTACTCTCTTGAGTGAGAAGTATCCGTCGATCGATAAGCGCCATCTTGAGCGCTCTGCACGGCACGGTGCCGTAACACTTAAACACCGGTGGGTCCCCTCGCT